CCTACTGTAGTTGGGCCTGTTCTCACTTGGCCACTTTGCCCAACCGTCCGGCAATAGTGCCACTGGTTCAAGATTTTCCAAAAACGATCAAGATAGATATGGATCGTAGTTGTAATCTAAAATGTCCCAGTTGCAGAGAAGACGTTATTATCGAAAAGCACTCGGATCGCATTGACAAACAAATTGAACTATACGAGCATATAAAACAATGGGCTCTCAGCAATCCTACTAAGTTTATACGCCTTATTCCAATGAATAGCGGAGAAATTTTTGCAAGCCACAGCGGATTGGCTTTTTTAAAGTCTTTGCAAGACTATCCCCACAACAATATCAAATTGACTATTACTACCAATGGAACCTTGATTAGTCGCAATCAAACACTGCTCAGCAACATTGACCATTTAATTGACATTTTTACCGTCAGTATCGATGCTAGCACTGCCGAAACCTATGCTCAAGTTAGAGGCGGCAATTGGGATGAACTGTTGCTGGGATTAGATTTTGTAAGGAATAATTTAAAAAAATCTGTAGACTTTCAATTTTGTATACAAAAAAATAACTATCACGAAATTGAATCATTCGCTGACTTTGCCAATCAATACAAAGCCAACATAACTTATCAAAAGCTCACAGACTGGGGACATTGGAATATTGCCTGGTGGCACAACAATAATGTCTTAGATAGATCCAAAGATACATTTAACTCCGTAATTGACAGTATTATTCGAGTACGAGCTCAATACCCAGGACGAATATCAGTGGCGGCCGGAATTAGTAAGTATTTAGAACAACGTAACAAATCAAACTAATACTGTAACTTGTTGCGAGGTGGGCCAGGTGCTGGCCTAGTCGAACAATTCGCTACCGTGAAACTAAAAGTGACCATTTATTAGCAATAAGTAATCAATGCCAACAAAAAAATAACGAGTCAATTGCTCGAATCTTCGAGTTGATCAATTGACTTTATGAAATAATCGTGTATAATAGTGAAACTTACACAGGAGAAACCAATGTCCAATAGTAGAATTTTTAGCGGTGCAGAACAGGCCAAACTTACCCAAGTGATCAATGAAGGTATGCAGGTCATGATGGAAATCGAAACACTAACTGGTGGTCTCAATGACACAGTCAAGGCCATTGCCGAAGAAATGGATATCAAACCCAACGTGCTTAAAAAAGCCATCCGCTTGGCACACAAGAGCGAATTTGGTCGTGAACAACAGGATCACGAATTGTTAGAAACAATTCTGACTTCGGTAGGCAAGACCTTATAAATATTGTTTTCAAACAATCGAGTCGTTCACGTTACGAACATGAATCATGGCTACCCGGCCATAAACGGAGAATATATATTGCAAGACCAAAAAAAGAAGTTTTTGATTGTTAGATTTGCACCCGGTAGCGGAGGAAAATTTCTTTCAACATTATTTCAATGCAGTGACTCGGTTCATGCCTGGGACGAGGATCTTACTCTAGCCAAGCAAGAAAAAGATTATGAAAAAATTTTTAGTTACGTAAGTTCAAAATTTACAACAAACTTTGAAGATTGGCAAAAAATTGAACCGGAAGTCCCTTACCAAACTGATTTTGTAAGTAATCGTTTCCCTCGTGGTGATGACATCACTTTTGAACAGGCACAAACATTATTGATAAATGATTCAAAATATCAACATGATTTCAATACCAACGGTCAAATAGTTCTTATTTTAAATAAGTCACAGGTGCCACAGTGGATCTGGGGTCAAGCTAATATTGTCAATATTCTAATAGACAATAACAAGAGCAAAAAATGGTTTCGGGTTGCAAGACTTCAAAAATTATTTACTAAACTCGACGAACGTTCTTACGTAATCAAACAAGAACATGAAGATTATTGCTCACCCAAACGAGCAAAATTAGCTGTCAAATTCAATAATGAAAAAACATTTCAAGGATCATGGTACAGTTTTGTAAAAAAATATATCATAAATGATGAAGTTGGGAAACTGTTTACCAGTAAACAGTTGATCGAGAATCATCCATCAAATGTTAACGTTGACAATTTCTTTTTTGATCTTTCATTATACGACAACGAAATCAAATTTATAGAACAATTTCAAGATCTTTGTAATCAACTTGGAATAACACCAGCACCAGTGTTTTTGATTTCAAAAATATTAAAACACTATCAAAGTATACATCGCCCGGCGTTGAACAACACTATTATGTCTGGAACAAGTTATGATTATAAAGACAGGATGCAAGCATCTAAATCTCATGTGCGTAAAGCTGTAAAACATACAAACTATATAGGTTTTCTTGGTGATCAAGTTGATTCGGTTGTTCTGGATAAATTTTTATCAAATACCAACAAAACAGTGTTGGTGACTGATAACAAAATTACAGTGCCCACAAGTGCCAATCAAACAATATTAAATATTTCTCCTGAGTTTTACGGCATACATTATATGCCGTTTAATTTAGAAAATTTACCAAGTCCAGAACGGGCATATAACTGTTTTATCAATCGTATTTGTGCAAATCGACAAAGTTGGTTTTACAAATTGTCTGATATTGGGCTAGATAAGGGATTTGTAAGTTTTAATATTGATTATCGACTCACACCAAGTCACGCCTATGCCGACAAATTGGCCATATTTGATCGGTTGCATTACGAACATAATACAATATTTCAGCGGCAATATGAAAAAATTAGGCCGTTGGTTCCTTATTGTAATTTTGAGCAAACCAGCAATATTGAAAATATTATTGCCAAAAGCATGGTCTCTTTGGTAATAGAAACATACTTCGATGATAATCGAGTCATTGCACTGAGTGAAAAAACTTTTAGGGCATTACAACTACCAAGGCCATTTTTATTGTTTGCCCCTAAGGGCACAATACAATACTTGACAAGTCTTGGTTTTCGAATAATCAATGATGGACTAGACCATAGTTATGACACCAAAGAACATTGGATTACAAGACAAACATTAATTTTAGAACAGTTAGAAAGAAGTTTAAGAAACACAGACTACACTATACCTCAAAGTTGGATAGATATAGCAGACCATAATCAACAAATAATGCGTAATTGGGATAAAAGTTGGAACATTAAAATTCAATCTTCCATAGACAAAGCAACAAATATACTATATAATGAGCTACAATGAGTTACATAGATGCACTATTTGATCGTGAACACGATCGTATTCATGTAGTTGAACGCCGAGATGGCCAAAGACGCTATCAAGAATATCCAGCCAACTATGTTTTTTATTACGAGGATCCTCGTGGTAAATTTCAAAGTATCTTTGGTACACCAGTCAGCAGATTCAGCACTAGAAACAACAAAGAGTTTCGCAAAGAAATTCGTATTCAATCCGGCAAAAAATTATACGAGTCTGATATCAATCCAATTTTCCGTTGCCTAGAAGAAAACTATAAAGGACAAGACGGTCCTCGATTAAACGTAGCGTTCTTTGACATTGAAGTTGACTTTGACCCTGAACGTGGTTTCTCACCAACAACAGACCCATTCAATGCTATCACTGCTATTTCAGTATATCTGCAATGGCTAGAGCAAATGGTCACTCTGGTAGTTCCGCCCAAACACATGAGCCGTGAGACTGCTGACGAGATTGCCCAGGAGTTTGAAAATTGCGTTGTGTTTGATAAGGAAGAAGAAATGTTAAAAACTTTCTTGGACCTAATCGAAGATGCTGATGCAATATCCGGTTGGAATAGTGAGGGCTATGATATTCCTTATACTGTGAATCGTGTTACTAGGATTCTCAGCAAAGACGATACACGTAGATTCTGTTTATGGAATCAATATCCTAAGAAGCGTATATTCGAACGCTTTGGGGCCGAGAATGAGACCTACGATTTGATTGGTCGTGTGCATATGGACTATATGCAACTGTATCGAAAATACACTTATGAAGAACGTCACAGTTATTCACTTGACGCCATTGCTGAGTATGAACTACAAGAAACCAAAACAGTATTCGAAGGCACATTGGATCAATTGTATAATCAAAACTTTAAAAAGTTTATTGAATACAACAGACAGGACACGATGATTCTGGCTAAGTTGGATAAAAAATTAAAATTCTTAGACCTAGCCAACACACTAGCACACGAAAATACTGTGCTACTGCAAACCACAATGGGTGCCGTGGCTGTGACTGAACAGGCAATTATCAACGAAGCCCACGAGCGTGGCATGGTCGTACCCAATCGCAAGGAACGGTATAGCGATGAGGACACACAAGCCGCTGGCGCTTATGTTG